CTTGAATTAGAGATAGTTCAAGGGTTCTTTTTTTACCCTCGCTACGCATTTCATTACATATTTGTGAAGTTGGATTTTGCCAGTTCAGTGGCTTTTTTTAAGGCTTTTGAAAAAGCCATAAATATGTATCATACTTCATTGTTTTTCAACTGTTTGACAATTTCAATCTCCGGTGTGAAAAAGTAATTTTGCACACATGACCGGATGGAGTTGAAAATGTGAAATAAATTTAAAAATTCGGTATTTCCCATCGGGATAAAAAAAGGAATCGAACCCGGGATACAAAAGGCAATTCGAACCTGATAAAAATGGGATTTTTATGGCTATTCCACAAGTCCCTCAAAAAAGCCACCGAATTTAACATTTCGTTTCACGTCCTCATGCCATCCGGTTTTGACGAAACAATTGGATGTAACACCTCTAAAAAAACAAAAGTGATGAAACAAGGAACAATGAACATTCTTTTTTTCGTGCTCAAAACGAAATTGTTGAAAAACGGTGAGGCCCCCGTACTGATGCGGATAACCATCAACGGGAGCTACGACGATGCCCGTATCCAAAGAAGCGTGCCTCTGAACTTATGGAATGCGGCCAAAGGATGCAGCAAGGGCAGGGACAGGGCATCCATCGCATTGAATACCTATATTGCGGAGTTACACGCACGTGCCCTCGAGAAACACAAGGAACTGGTATTGGAACAGGCCCTGATTACCCCGAAACTGATCCTGAAACGTGTTTTCGGGAAAGACACCGAAATGCGTACATTGCTCGGTACCATGCAGGATGGCATCAAGGAAATGGAAACACTGACAGGCATAGACTACTCTCCCGTTACGATCAACCGGTACAAGAACGTGGTGAAGAAATTGCAGCGGCTTATCCCCTCTTATTACGGCAAGGAGGATATCACCTTCCATGAGCTGACACCGGAGTTCATCCGCGCGTTTGACATTTACCTGAAAACGGAGGGGGGACTGTGCCGTAACACGATAGTCCGCTACATGAAATGTTTCAAGAAATTCACCAACATGGCATTGGCAAAGGAATGGATGCGTAAGAATCCCTTTTACGGTTACAAGATGGAACAGGACGAGACCGATCCGGTATTCCTGACCTACGACGAGTTGCAGGCCGTCATGAAAAAGAAATTCACCATCCCACGGCTCGAGCTGGTCAGGGACATATTTGTCTTCGCGTGCTTCACCGGTCTGGCGTTCTCCGATGTCGCCACTCTGAGTGGTGAAAACCTGGTACAGGACAATCTCGGTGACTGGTGGATAAGGAAAGGAAGGGTCAAGTTGGAACACCGCAGAAAAGCGTCTTCCATCAGCAACATCCCGCTGCTGCCCGTTCCACTGGCCATATTGGAGAAATACAGGGAACATCCGATCTGCGTAAAGAAAGGATGCTGCCTGCCTGTCATGTGCAACCAGAAAATGAACAGCTACCTCAAGGAAATCGCCGATTTCTGCGGCATAAAGAAAAATCTGACCACGCATGTGGCCAGGCACACTTTCGGGACCACCGTCACGCTCGCCAACAATGTACCCTTGCAGGACGTGTCCGTCATGCTCGGACATGCCTCCACACGCATGACGCAGCATTATGCGCGGGTCATGAACAGCAGCCTGAAAGAGGCGATGAACAATGTGAAGGAACGTCTGGAATGGTAAACCTAATTTCCGCAAGCGAATGAAATCAGAGATTGCCATGCATTTTTTAGTGAGTTTATTATCTTTACATTGTGTTTTAGTGAAACGAAGGTGCCAAAGGTCCACTCTTTTGCATAACTTCCCCTTACCCCATGAAGCGACTTGAGGCAATACGCATTACCCACCATTAGAATAAGGATTAGCCAAAATCCTGTTGAAAGGCTATTTTATACGCTGGATTCTCGGTATAGATGTTTAGCACGTACGTCCTTGAAGTCCTAATCCACTTTGCGGCAACCGAGATGTATTTGAAAACGAAAGTCTTAATACGACTCGATATGGATAGGCCAAAATCCTTAACGTTTAATTTTCGGATGATCGTTTTGTAGAAGTTCCTTATCAATGCAGTCATCAGCAGGTATACTGCATTTTCTGCCATGAATGACTTTGGCAAATGTTTCCATCCAAACCCGTTGTTCATGTCATCGAGGATTCTTTCCTTCCCACCGCGCAGGTTATAGAACTCTACGACATCCCTTATATCGGATTCGAAATCATTGGTAAGGATACACCGGTAGGTATATTCTCCTTCCCATAGCTCCCGTATGTCATCTGCTCTTCTTTGTCTTTGGATGACAAGACGGTATGGTTTCCCCTTCCATTTTTCTACGACAATCGAGTTCAACTCAAACCTGATCCCGTTGATTTCCTCAGCTTTCCATCCCCTGAGAGCGAACATGTCTTCATAAAAAGCGGAGCATCTGTTGGCTCTGATATAGAAGTACTTGCAATGGGCCTTGACGGTATCTACAATCTCTTCGGAGCACGACCCACAATCCATACGGGCTCTATTTATATGAATGCCGTTCCATTCCAGCCTGGTGAAGATTCTTTCCAATGTACACTGCTGACAGAACCGGACATTCGTGTTGCCATCCCGATTTTCAATGCCGACAATATGGTCACCTATAACGGCCACTCCCGGGCTGTATCCTGTGAACTTCTTGTATGTACGTTTGGCATCATACTTCTCCGTTTCAATGAACTGGTGGTCAAAATCCAGATCGTAACCCTGCTCCTGACATAATTCTCCGGTAGCAATGAGAGACTTGACCAACAATTCGTTCATTGTGTCAGCTGTATTGAAGTCATATGATTTACCTGAGTCTGGAGATGAATACGTTATGTTGTCTGTAGTCAGTTCTTTTATGGCGCGAAGAATCGTGTCTGCGCTGCAGGTTTTAAGTTTGGGATGCAGGGAAAGATGGGGCATGAGATGAGTGGATATGTCTTCAATGCACGAGCCGCCACAGAAGAATACGCACATGAGAGAACGGATGATTTCACTGTATTGGTAACCATAGGTTCTGCTACGCAGTCCTAATGTGGAGTCGATTACGTCCGATAAAAGAGCATCAAATTGCTCCATGATTGAAAATATTCCGCCAAAAGGTGTGATTGAATCGAATTTTATTTGTACTTTAGCCATGTCTGCTGAAGATTGGTTTGATTTTTACGCAACACGAAGTTAAGTAAATCTTCGAACATGACAAAGCACTGAGTAATATATTACTACTCACTGCTTTAAATTATTCTTGTACAAAAGTGTTGCGGAAATTAGGTTTATGTTGATAATAATCACTTTCTGATGCAGGAATTCCTACGGCTAATGCCACTTTATCCCAATTACATGAACCTATCCTGCCTGAAAACGGCTGCAAAAGTAACGATTTTCCACGAGCATCCAGCCAACAGTCTGTCACAAAAATAAGGGTGGATAGAAAGTGGATAGCATTAGAGTAGTCAGGCGGACAAAAGATATCCTAAACTATTTTCAACACACGTAATCAGCAATCAATCTTTATTCAGATCGTATAAAAAGAAGGATATAGAAAAAGATGGGCTGCAAATTTATAAAGAAGGTAAGCTCATTGCAGATGTATCCGTTCCTACGAATTTTAGAGTAATGGGATATATGGCACCCTATTATTATTCGTATATCATACCCAATATGGACGAGGAAGACAATTCATTAATGCTATATCGTTTTAGACTATAAGTGAAAGTCACAAAATAGGCTGAAAGCTCAGTGGTCTTCCTCGCCCATTTTGTCTCTTTTAACCCAATTCGGTCGTTAGAACGAATAAAAATAGTCAGTCGCTTTACTTTTCTCGTTCTAATGACTGATTGAGGTTTATCCGCTAAAAGCCCTACTTAGGCCACATATCTACTATAAATTCTTTATTCCAGGCATCTTTCTCCGCTAAAACATATTCCGTTTCCCACTTGCCTAACGAATATCCCACTATATGCAATTCGGCTCCTGTCTTACCGGCCAGCTTAAACTTGCCGCTGGTGTTGACCTTGAACTGATAGTCGGAACCCGTTACTACACTTGCAGACAGATCTGTTGAAACAGAAGGACCTACTTTAACGAAAGGACCTCCGCAATAGGCTATATTGACTTCCGTCTTGAAATATACACCCAGGCTTGCAGCCACTTCACCAGAGTAAGTGATGTTGGTTCGATCTACATAGCAGTTAAACGAATGGTTGTATTCTTTATAAAAGACCCAGCCTCTGTCTCTTGCATAGGAAGGACCCAGCTTAAAGGAAGAATCAAAAGTCATGGGCAGAGTTATGCCTATCGTGCCTTTTGCATGTGCATTACAGTCCATAGTTAAAGTGGGTATAACCATGACCGAAATGTGAATGGGACCTGCTATCGGGAATACAACTACAATAGGAGGATAATAGACTAATGGGACTTCACCGCCGCTTGATTTATCCTTCACATCCCATTCAACGAACAGAGGACCATCCAGTTTGTACTCACCTGTGAAGTAGCAATCAAAGTTACGTAATTTGAACCAGGAAATGTTGATGCCGATTTCAAGGTCTAATGCTGTGTGGGTCTGTACATCCTTCAGTCCAATGCGTAAGCCTTTTTCTTCGTATGAATAATTGGTTATTCCATCCTTGTTGAAAATATGCCATGTAGCTTCTTGGGCCAGCAGCTCTTCGGCTGTTGCATACTTTTTGCCATTGTCTTCTGTACCGCTGAAGATAACCACGCTGGGATGATAAACGCCGTCTTTGGAATAACGGTTCTTCAAGCCTTTCTCGCCGTAGTTAACATACAATTCCGTGCTCAGCTTGAAGTCGCCATGCTCTATCAGGTCTGCCAATGTACCTTGGGTTGTCGTCAGAATAGCATCCTTTCCGTTTGCCGATACATTTGATACCTTCCGAATGAAAGGTGGCGTGTCAATGCTGCGCCATATAGACAACACATCGTTCTTGTTTACCTTTGTCTTTATCTTATCCAGGTATGCCTGGCTCACACGAATCTGTGTTGTGTCAGCATTTAAGATCTCCACATCGTTCGGATTGATAAAATCAAAATAGTTGAGAGCTTGGGCATTTTCTGCAAGCTCAATTTCGCCTTTCTCAATAGGCGGATCGGGAGAAACATTGTTATCGTCATCGTTGTCACAAGATATTACCGTAAGTGATACGAAGAACAAGGCAAGAAAAGCAAACTTGCCCGATTTGAAAAAAGACCAATACTGCTTCATAAATGTGGATTATTTTACGCCTTCCAGGTTTCTTGGAAGAACCTGATAATACATGGAAGCGTGAAACCGGAACACCGCATTTTGAGTGGAGTCACAACAAAACAAGCATAACGCTTCCTCAATTGTTGATATACCTAATTTCCGCAACACTTTTGTACAAGAATAATTTAAAGCACTGAGTAGTAATGTATTACCCAGTGCTTTGTCATGTCAGAAGATTCACTTAACTTCGTGTTGCAATAAAAATCAAACCAATCTTCAGCAGACATGGCTAAAGTACAAATAAAATTCGATTCAATCACACCTTTTGGCGGAATATTTTCAATCATGGAGCAATT